GGCGTTATGCCGGATGGAGATTCCATGAATGCTGCAGCATGCGACGTTGCATGGGGCGGCGGCGACAGCTTATCGATGCCATTCGGAACAATGTTCGGAGGAAAAGACGGGCCAATATATGTGCCTGCCTGGATATTTAACAAAGGGGATAAATACACAACAAAGCCGCTGGTTGTTGCTAAAACGCTACAAAACAAGCCGAGCATGTTGCGATTCGAAGCAAATAATGGCGGCGACGAATATGCAGAAGATATTGACAAAATGCTGCAGGAAGAGGGATACAAAACAAATGTATCGTGGATGCGCGCAAGCAATAAAATGAGCAAAATGGCTAAAATTATTCAATATGCTCCGGATATTAAGCGACGGATGTATTTTCTCTCTCCAGAACTGCAAGACGAAGAATACAGGGCCGCGATGGATGAACTTACAACATTTGTTCAAATCGGAGATAATGAACACGACGATGCGGCGGACGGAATTACACAGCTGTTATTGTTATTTGACGGAGGGTTATATGGAGTTGCGGAAGCAATGAAGCATCCGCTTTCAGGATAGCGGGAGGAGTGCTTTAATGGTTTCAAAGGAAATATTGGCTCAATATAACGATTTGGTTGAGGAAATCAAAGAAACACGGCAGAAAATAGATAAACTGGCGGACGAAATCAGCAAGCTCCAAAAGAGAATTTCAGATATAGAATCCGGAGAAAAGGTAAAAGACAAGGTGCGCGGTGGAGAAGGTGGATTGCAAAATTTCACTATCGAAGGATGTCCATTGCCGGAATATGAGAAAATCAAAAGCAGATTGATGATGAAAAAACTATTGTTATCACAGAGGCAATCTACATTGGAACTGCTGGAATTTGATTTGCTCGGAAAAACCAACGAGGTCGAGCAGTTTTTGACAACAATTACTGATAGCCGCATGAGGCGTATTATTAACCTTCGGTTCATAGACGGACTGTCGTGGAACAATGTAGCGGATAAAATCGGTGGCGGCAACACCGAGGATAGTATCCGGATGGCATTCAACAGATTTATGGAAAAATAAACTTGTTCGATATGTTCGGAAAAAAAATGTTATATTTAAAATGAGCAAAAAAGCAAGAACACGCAAAGCCCGGGCGGTTGGAACCGCATCGGGCTTATTTATATGCAAAGGTGGTGGTGGAGATGCTTGGATTTGAGAGAAACAGAGTGCCATTCTCTGAGATATGTTCAAATGCATACGGTAGGCAGATAATCTATACCGGCGCAAAGGTTATTGATAAATCGAATATCGTCAAAGAAATCGGCAAGGCGTACAGCATACATCTCCGAAACCGCACAGAAATTGATTACCTGGAGCGGTATTACAAGGGAGACCAGCCTATCTTGTATCGCCAAAAGACCGTACGGCCAGAAATCAATAACAAGATTGTGGAAAACCATGCGCTTGAAATTGTTGAGCATAAAGCAGCTGAGAATTTCGGAGAACCGGTTCAATATGTTTTAAAGAGTGTTGAAGAGGCGACGAAAGAACAGAAATCCAAAGAGCTCAACGATTTAAATGATTACAACGAGCTGGAAGCAAAAGACGAAATTGACATCAATATGGCGAGAGACCGAAGTATTTGCGGCACCTCTTATCGGTTCCACTATTCGAGAAAAAATCCTGGGCCAGATGAAGCTCCTTACGGAATCGAAAGAGAGGATCCAAAAGATACATTTATCGTATACAGCACCGATAACGGACACAAGCCTATGTTCTCCTGCCAGATTCGCAAAGACGAAAACGGCAATCAATTCTTTTTTGCATATACCCCAAGATTTTGGTTTAAGGTGCAGAACGGAAAGATTGTTGGCAGTGGAGTAAACGGACACAAAGCAATTCCAGTTATCGAGTATCCAAATAATTTTTACCGGTTATCCGATATCGAAATTGTTATTACGGTCCTGGATGCCATAAATACAATGCAGTCGGACAGAATGAACGGCATAGAGCAATTTGTTCAGTCGTTTATTAAATTCCTTAATTGCGAAATCGATGAAAAGCAATTCAGGGAGATGAGACAGAGCGGCGCATTGAAGATTAAATCCAACGGAAGCATGAAAGCGGATGCTGAGATTATGAGCGATGAGCTCGACCAGCAGCAAACACAGACCGCAAAAGATGATTTGTACGAAAACATGCTTATTGTCGAGGGAATGCCTGATAGACAGGAAAATTCCGGAGGCGATACCGGTCAAGCGGTTGTTATGAGAAATGGTTTTTATTTCTCTGAGAAAAGAGCTGAGCTTTCGGAACCGATTTACAAGAAATGTGAACGAGAGAGCATCAAGGTAATTCTAAATATCCTGCGGATAAAAGGATTAACCTCCTTGATTCTCAAAGACATCGAAATCAAAATTACGCGCTCTAAGATGGACAATATGCAGGTTAAAGCACAGGTATTCCAGCTGCTCACAGCTTCCGGCATCGACCCGAAGGTGGCTATCAAGGTATGCAACCTGTTCTCTGACCCAGAGGAGGTTTATTTGCAGAGCAAGCCTTACTTGGACGCTAAGTATCCGGTAAGCGGAGAAGAGGTGCCAAGTGAAGATAACGAAAATAAAACTGATTTGTCCGAAGTGCAATAAGTTAATTGTAGAAATAAGCGAAACAATTGCAGGAATGACAATTAAATGTGAAAAATGCGGGGCGTATGCAAAATACGATGCGTCCCGCAAAGTAGCGATACAGGTACCGAAGCCGAGCAGAACATCTTCGTCCGGTACAAGATTTTATTAAGTGAAAGAGACCGGGAATGCCGGTCCTTTTATAAATTTGCAGCTATGCGATAAATAGCAAGCCTCAGCGGAGCGACCCGTGATGACAAAGCGTAGAGGAGAAAGGAATGAGATTATGGTAACAAGAGAGCAGGCGAAGAGCCAATTGCAGGAAGTAGGAGTTGAGAACCCTACAGAAGAGCAGATTACTGCTTATTTGAACAACGTAAACGCAGAAGCAATAAAAGAGAAAGCTAAAGCGGACCAGTACAAAGCAGAAGCGGACAAGGCAAAGGATTTGCAGACGCAGTTAGATAATTTGCAGAATCAGAATTTGACCGATGCAGAGAAGATGCAGAAGCAGATTGAGGCTTTACAGCAGCAGAATGCTGACCTTACAGCGAATAACTTCCGCACAGAAGCAAAAGCAATTTTATCTAAGGCCGGTATTTCAGACGAGCAGATGGAAACGTTATTGCCTGGGCTTGTGTCTGGCGTTGAAAAGTTAGAGGACGTACAGACAAGAGCAAACAACTTTGTTGCTGCCATGAACAAATTCCGTGAAGATGGTATTAAGGCGCACGACCAGAAGCAGCTTGATGATACAGGTACTCCGGGCGGAAATGGTGGTTCTGACGATGGCGGAACTCAGAAGACCGAAGCTGAAAAGTTTGCTGAAGAGTATGGAAAGCAATCCGGAGAAAGCGCAAAAGCGTCTGCAACTATCGTAAACAGTTATCTTGAAGGTTAAACAGGAGGTAGAGAAAAATGAAATTTAAGTCTACAGCAATCAACATGCAGCCGGAGATTTTGAAGAGAAAGCTCGGCGGCGAATTATTTAGCGAAATTGCACTGGATTTCTCCGGTGTAGCAAGTGGAGTAGTTAAGGCAGGCAGCCCAATTTCCGCAGCAGGCGTAGTTGCAAATACAGGCGAAGCTGTTGGTATCCTTTATACCGATGTGTATGAAGATAATCCAAACGGCACACTTGTTAAGGCTTTCGCTTGCGTAAATGAAGCTAACTGCAACGCTAACAGTGGTTTAACACTGGCAGCAGAAGCAAAAACAGCACTTCCATTGATTGTTTTTGAATAAGAGGAGGTAAGGAAGTATGAACATTAGAGACATTTTTAGTGCGGCAGCTATTGCAATCCGCCATTTGACAACCGCCAGCAATAAGCAGGCTTATCTCGGTTCCGGTTTATTCCCGGCAAAGAAGAAGATGGGCCTTGACCTTAAGTGGATTAAGACATCCAAGGGACTTCCGGTTTCCCTGATGCCATCCAATTTCGACGCAAAGTCCACCCTTAGAAGCCGTTCTGGTTTCAAGATGGATGAGACCGAAATGGCATTTTTCCGTGAATCCTTCAACGTGAAGGAAGCCGATGAGCAGGAAATCCTTCGCTTACAGGATTCCAAGGATCCATATGCAAAAGAAGTAATCGACAGAATTTATGACGATGCAGACGCATTGGTATCTGGCGCAGAAGTGGTACCTGAAAGAATGATTATGCAGTTGCTGGCAGCAACAGACGGTACACCAAAGATTAAGATTCAGGCGAACGGCGCGAACTACGCTTACAACTATGACCCACAGGGTACATATAAGGCGAACAATTTCATGGAATTAACTGATGCCACCGATATGTGGTCCGATATTGAAAACTCCGACCCGCTTAGCGACGTTGAAGTAGGTCAGGGTGCAGTAGAAGACCTTACCGGCGAAACTCCATCCATCATGATCATCTCCAAGAAGACCATGAACTACTTAAAGAAGAACAAGAACATCAAGAGTGCAATCCTCGCTAAGAGCGAAACACCGGTTGTTTTTGTTACTGACAAGAAGGTAAAGGCGTTATTCAGCGAAGAGCTGGGAATCAGCATTATCGTTTACAACAAGAAGTTCAAGGATGAGACTGGTACCGCAACTCAGTTCT